TTGAACAGACTGTAGAACTTTCTAATTTTAATCCTAAAGGTCGTAAGAAAAATGCCGAAGGCGGCTTAATCGATATATTGAAACTATAATGAAGATTCACGAATACAATGAGATGATGGCGTATCTTACGCGTCCGGCTGTTAATAGAAATATTGGCGGTGGCACGATTCAAGGTCAAGATATGGGGCATAGAACTGGGTTTGCTAGACCAACTAAATCTAAAATACCTTTAAGTGCAGAACTATATAATCAAGTATACAATGATTATGTTAAATTAATTGATAATGGTTTGGCTAATGAAAAACTTGTAGATATTCCATCGTGGGAAAAATTTGTAACTAATAAAATAGGAACTTATTCTGCTTCTTTAAGTTATTACGCAGATAAACCTAATCCTGTAAAACTTTTAAAAGAAAAAAAATTAGAGTTAGCAGAAAAATTAATTGAAACAGAAAATTTAAAATTAGATGGTAAAACTTGGATGGGAAAAGGGGGAGCTTCATCTATTTTTGAAGGTAAAGTTATTCCTGAAGGCACTAGACTTCGAAAATCAGGTGTAGCTCATGAAGTAGCTGCTAAAATTTCTCAAATGGCAAAAGATAAATTAGACACACAAGAAGATAAAATTAAACGAGCTTTTAATTATATAATGAACCCAGAATATAAAATGAGCAGTGCCAGAGGAGTTGGTGAAACAGGTATCTTTAATGAAATTGCAAAATTGATGGGTTATAAAAGAGGAAGACTAGCTAAACAAACCATTCCTGCAGTTTTAGAAAAACTACCAGCCTACAAAGAAATTGAAAGTGAATTAAAATACATAAATAAAATAATAAATAAACTTCCCGAAGGAACGGACACTTCTATGGGGTATTTACGTGAAATTGCAGAAAACAATAAACTTGGAAAAGCGGCTTTTACGGATTGGTGGAGACTAGCTGGAGATAAACCCGAACAATTTGCAATGCGTGAAGTAATGCGAAATTGGAACAATTTAAAAGGACAAGGTGATATTAAATTATATGATTTAAATGGAACAGAAATTAAATGGAAAGGTAAGGGGCAAAATATAAGCACCGATAAAATTTTATTTAGTTATGCTGATCCAGATGATCTTGGATATAAAAATAAATTATATAGTTTTTTTAAACCAAACAAAGAAACACTTGCGACTATAAATAAAAACACACCTAACGCAGGTGTGTTTGATCTAAAAGGTAATATAAGAAATTTAAAGGAGTTTAATGAACTCGTTGAAGTAGTGGATGGAAAAAATAAATTATTTGCAACTGAAATGATAGATCCTTTTACAGGAAAAAAATCAAACTATAAAGATGTGTATGAAAATATTTATAAGAGAGTAAATACTACTACTAAAGGAACTACAGAAGGTTATAGTAAAATTAAACAAATGGCTGGTCATATTGATCATGATTTGGGATCAGCAAAACGTCCTTTTAATAATTTAAGACTTTCAACAGGACAACAAAATCATTTGTTTAAGACTTTATCAGACGCTGCTCAAAAAAATGAAAACTTACTTCCATATGTTAGAGCGCTTGAATCTGAAGTGTATCCTACTTTTTCTTCAATTGACGATCAAATTAAAAATATTGTTAATGAAACAAATGAATTAGGAAAAGTTGTTAAAAATGCTCCAGGTAAAATTACTCTTCCCACAGCTACACAAACAGCAGCATATAAATTTTTACAAAATAAAATACCAGGTGTTCCTGAAGAAGTTATTAGTTATTTAAAACCAAAAGCAGTTATTGCAGAAGGTGTTTATAAAAGTAACCCATTATTAAAAAATTTTGCTGATCAATTAGGTGTAAATATCCAAGAAGTAGAAAATGCAGTTCGTGAAGCAGGAATAAAAGCTACTGATAATAAAAATGTAATTTATAATAAAGTTAAGAATGCACCTATACCTAACAGATTTAAAACACCTGCTTTAGCTTTAATCGCTGGAACTGCAGCAATAACTGGCGCAGATTTAATGACAGGTTCTGTTGAAGCAGCTGAACCAGGACAAATGCCTCAAGGTTCTCCTGGACAATTAAGCGAAGATCAAGGATTAAGTCTTCAAGACAAAGCAGCTATTGGAACTGTAGCAGTAGCTGGTGCAAAACCAGCTTTGCAAGGGACAAAATGGATAGGAAAAAAAGCATTACAAGCCTTAGGTTCAGTTCCTGCAGCTTTATCTTTTTTTACAATGACTGTTAAAGATGGAATAAAGCAGGGTAAATCTTTTCAAGACGCTGTTATAGAAGCCGAAGCTGGTATAGAGCTTTTATACCCAAACATTGCAAGAAAAGCTGGATTTGGAATGAAAATTTTAAATCCAATAGCAAAACGTTTAACTCCTTGGGGTTGGTCAATAGCTGGAGCAGGAATTGCTGAAGATGTATTCACTAAATCTCAACCCGGAATGTTACAAGGAAAATTTGATCCTGAAAAAGCAGATCAAGTTTTTCCAGCTTTAATAGAAGGTTACGAAAAGAAATGGATGGGTAAAGATGAATCTCCTTACATGGACTATAGTGATGCAATGTTAAAGATGAAAGACCCAGATGATTTAAAAGCAACATACATAAGAAATCAAATGAGAGAAAATCAGAATCAAGGCGGCCGTGTAGGTTATAGAATAGGAGGGCTAGCAAACTTATATAAAGGCGTAAAAGGACTTCAAGAAGGTAGAATTGTAAAAGAATTATTAAAAAAATATAAAGAAGCAGGATTGAAGTTTAGTGAATATTTTAGAAAAGCTCATGACGAAGCTGCTGAAATTGTAAAAAATAGAAAATTAAAATTTGTTGAAAATAAAATGAAAAACACAGATATTAGTAGTGATGACTATACACTGTTAGTAGATGAACACATAAGACTTATAGATTATGAAATGTATAAAGATATTAAAAGATGGGATCAAACTCGTCCTGATCTTGCAGATAAATCAAGAGCATTGGTGCATCCTGAGTGGGCAGAAGCAAGATTTGGAGAAAATTTTGAAGGTGTTCTTCAAAATAGACAAGCTCGAGTACTTAAAGAACAATCTGATGAAATTAACAAAATGTATCCAGATAAAAGTGATACTGACATTTTGGTAGATGAAATAGATGAAATGAATAAAGCAAACATAGCTGAAGTTATTGAAGGCAAAAAGAAACATGCTGTTGGTGGCCGTGTAGGTTTTGACGAAGGGTCAAAACCAAAGAGTCCAAGTAGAAGAGCTTTCATAAAAGGTATAACTGCTCTTGCAGCATTACCTCTTGTTGGAAGATTTTTTAAACTTGGAAAAGTTTTAGAAAGAGCATCTACTTACACAGGACCAGCAATAGAAAAAATTAAAGGCATGCCAGAATGGTTCCCGTCGCTCGTTAAAAAGCTCTGGAACGAAGGTGAAGATGTAACTAAAACCGCTGGATACAAAGAAAGAATGGTTGTAAAAAGAGGAACACTTGAAGGTGGGGATGATATAGATTTAGTTTACGATTTAGATACTGGAGATGTGGCAATAGAAGTAGCAGGTAAAAAAAATAAATCTGGTTACTATAGTGGTGAAACAAAAAGTGGTGCTTATAACAAGGAATATGCTTTAGAATATAAAAAAGGTGAAGTACTAGAAGAATCAGGTAAAAAGGTTCCAGATGAATTTAGTGTTGGTGAAATGGAAGGAAGAATGGATCCACAAGCTATGGACATAGATTGGGATGCTAATTATACCACTGTAGACGATGCAATGTCTGATTTAACAGAACTTGAAGCATTTGCCAAAAATAAAACAACTAAACAAATTCATAAGAAAAAAGGAACTAAACCAAAGGATGTATTCCCTGATTATGACCCTTACTAAAAAACTAACAACTACAGTACCCCCTAAAAGAGGGCCTAATCCACAAGGGTTGAATATTCCTACAAAACAGGTTAAGAATGTAATAATATCGGAGAAAATAAATGGCAGAAATAGACAAAGCTTTACCCAACGTAAAGCAAACAATAAATATTCCTAATCCACAGGATGTAGCAATAGCAGAACAAGAAGTTCAACAAGATGTTGAAAATCCTGTTGATGTACAACAGAATGAGGATGGCAGCGTAGATATAAACTTTGATCCTATGGCAATGAATCCAGGTCAAGATCAAGGTCATTATGCTAACTTAGCAGAATTATTACCAGATGATGTTTTAGATAGATTAGGAAGTAAACTTCATCAAGACTATACAGATTATAAAACTTCAAGAAAAGATTGGGAAAGAGCTTACACAACTGGATTAGATTTATTAGGATTTAATTACGATGATAGATCAGAACCATTTAAAGGTGCAAGTGGTGCAACTCACCCAGTACTTGCTGAAGCTGTAACTCAGTTTCAAGCTTTAGCTTACAAAGAATTATTACCAGCAGAAGGACCAGTTAGAACTCAAATAATTGGATTACCTACACCTGATAAAGAACAACAGTCTCAAAGAGTTAAAAATTTTATGAACTATCAATTGATGGATCAGATGAAAGAATATGAGCCTGAGTTTGATCAGATGTTATTTAATTTACCATTAGCTGGATCAACATTTAAAAAAATTTACTACGATGAATTAATGCAAAGAGCAGTTTCTAAATTTGTTCCTGCAGATGATTTAGTAGTACCTTATACTGCAACTTCATTAGATGATTGTGAGTCTATTATTCATACAGTTAGAATGACTGAGAATGAATTAAGAAAACAACAAGTAGGTGGTTTCTATAGAGACATAGAAGTTAATCCAACTCATTTAAACGAAACAGAAGCAGAGAAAAAAGAAAGATCTTTAGAAGGAGCTTCTAAAGGAAGAGACGATAGAATGTTTAACATTTTAGAATGCCATGTAGACATAGACTTAGATGGCTTTGAAGATGTTGGACAAGATGGAGAACCAACAGGAATAAAAATTCCTTACATTGTAACTTTAGAAGAAGGTACAAGAAAAGTTTTATCTATTAGAAGAAACTATGAAGCTGGTGATCCAATGAAAAAGAAAATTAATTATTTTGTTCACTTTAAATTTTT